CGGCACTCTTTCCTCTCGCTTTGCCAGCGATGGAATCTTCTATAACTACTACAGTGTCCGCTCCCCGATCTTCTACGACTTAAACGACACCGGCTACTACCTTGACCCCGCTAGTGCGTGCCGCGTCAACCAAATTAACTTCACCGCTTATAACTCCCCTAACGCAATTGTTGTTGGGGACGGTGACATCAACTGGACCTTTGGATCTTCGTTTGATGGCGGCGCTCAGTATTGGATGCAGACGAAGTTTTATGGCACTAACGACGACAACCGTGGGTTTCGTGTTTATAACGTCGCCAATTCTCAGGTTGAGTTCCGCGCTAATGGATACGGAGCCGCTTATGCGAGGGAGTCCTTCCGCGCTCCGATCTTCTATGACTCCAACAACACCGGCTATTACGTTGATCCAGCATCGGGCACTCGCCTCGACGGGTTTGTGGGCATTGGCTCATCGCCCGGCTCTAATGATGGGAGCTGGGGCGCACGCTTAAACGTAGGCAGTTCTCCGCACGCTCGGCTAGATGTTATCTGTCAGAGCGACGGCATCATCACCACGATGTACAGCCATACAGGGCAGGGCGTCGGTAGGATTGGGATGATGTCCAATCACCCATTAGCCATTATGGCGCAGGGTGGGAACATCGCTGGTTACGGATACAGCGGGTCCCTTCGCTCGTCCATCTTCTATGACTCTGACGACACCGGCTACTACGTCAACCCAAACAGCACGACGGCTCTTCGGACGAATGGTTCTTGGAGAGCAGACTCTGCTACCTGGGACGGAGAATACTCCGGCAAGCTTCAGTACCACTCTAGTAACTGGTACTTCCAGTTTTATAGCAACATCTTATTTAGAAACAGCGGCGGGACAAACGTCTTTACTTGCGACTCTAGCGGAAACGTCACCGCTAGCGGAAACGTCACCGCGTACTCGGATCGGCGCCTAAAAGAGAACATAAAGCCTCTTGGTCAGGCGCAGGCTTATCTGAAGTCTATCGAAGCAAAAACTTTTACTTGGAAAGAAGACGGTCGAGAGGACATCGGCTTTATCGCTCAAGATGTTGAAGAAGCCGGTCTGCATCATTTTGTCGTCGAACAAGACTCCTACGACCCAAGCAGCGAAAAGCACGGCGATCCCGTCAAGGCGCTCGACTACGGGCGCATGGTGTCTGTCCTTTGGCAGGCAGTGAAAGAGCAGCAAACCCAAATCGAAGCCATGGCGGCTGAGATCAAATCTCTGAAGGAGATGAAGCAATGAGCATGACCTACACTTGGAAAGTAACCGGCATCAAGATCAAGGACGAGGTGAACGCTGATGGCGTCACCCTGCCCAAGGCGATCTGCCAGACCTACTGGCAAAAGATCGGCACCGATGCCAACGGTAACGAGGGCACCTTCTCCGGCGCCACCCCGTTCAGCGCAGCCGAGGTTAGCGAGGGCGACTTCGTAGCCTTCGACAGCCTGAACGAGAACACGGTGCTTGGGTGGATCAAGGCGATTGTCGTCGGTTCCTACGAGGAGCATGTCAACGGCATGATCCAGCGGCAGATCGACGAGAAGTCTATCTCCGAGGCAACCATGCCCTGGGCACCCGCTGACGAGACCCCGCCCGCTTCCCCGGCTGCTGATGAAGCTGCCTCCGACGCGGATGAAGCTGCCGCCTAATGGCGCTCCAGACGTCAGGCGCCATCTCCCTCTCGCAGGTGCAGGGGGAGTTTGGCGGAGCCAACCCGATCTCCATGTCGGAGTATTATCGGGGCGGCGCCTATGTGCCGACGACAATCACTACAACCAGCACCACCGGCTGGTACGGGCAGTTTTCGCCCCTGTGGTCTTGGGTAATCTATGCGGGAACCAGCGCCTATCAAGCTTGGTGGGACGGAACGAATGTAGGCAGTGGCTCCGGAAGCAGCATTACTGTCGGCGGATACACCTACGACGTTGGAAGCTTGTGGAACACGATCAGCGACAAGACAGGGACGACTTATTACTACCAAATCCGCCGTACTGGTTCGACAAGCGAGACCGTGAACACCAGCATCCCTAGCAGTGGGACGATCTCCATGAGTCAGTTCTATGGAGGGCGGAAGACTTGATCACCATCGAAGAGATCACGTCGGTCGCTGGTGCGGAGTTTGACTCTTTATTCTCCGCAAGTTTGCCTTACATGGAAGGCGGCACGTTCCATTGGTCTCTGCTCGGGGACCCTGGCACGGAAGAAGCGAAGCGCGAAGCAGTTCGGGCTCGCTTCCAAGAGCTGTCCGATCTGCCGAACACGAAGATGGTGCTATGGCGCAAAGACGGTACGCCTATCCACATTGCCGTTGGCTCGATCAACGGGATGGACGAGGAGTACATAACCTGGGTCATGGCGATCTACGGTCCCGATGCCGACGGGTCCAAGTCCTGGCTCTACAGCCAGCCCTACATTGAGCAGTGCCGGGATTATTTCCGGGAAGAGTGGGGGGTGCTGGGGTACAAAATCTCCTGCATTGCTGACAGCTCGATCATGGTCTATCACCTGAACAAGCCGGGTGCGGCTTCGTATTACGAGGTGACGGTCGACTCTGTCGAAACGAAGAACGGCATAAACATAGCGATGATAAAATACCGATATCTTTAACCCCCTTAGGAAGAGGCCAGTCATGAAGGATGACTGGCATGATAGACCCCATCACCGCAGTAACCGCTGCGACTACTGCCTTTAAGACTGTCCAGAAACTTGTCGGCGCAGGCCGGGAGGTTGAGGACGTATTTGGTCAGCTAGGCAAATGGTATGGCGCTGTTAGCGACTTCAACTTTGCTAAGAAGCGAGCCGAGAACCCGCCCCTATTTCGGCGCATCCTCCATAGGTCCTCCGTGGAACAGGAGGCTATGGAGATGTTTGCCCACAAGAAGAAGCTAGAGGCGCAAGAGAAACAGATCCGCGAGATGGTTCTGTACGCCTACGGCAAAGACGGCTGGAACGAGATGGTGGCCATGCGGCGCAAGATTAAAGCTGAGCGTGAGGCCACGGTCCATAAGCAGCTAGAGCGGCAGGCGGAAATCAAATTCTGGACAATCGCGTCAGCTATTATTGTGCTCGGATTAGGTGTTCCAGCAGGTATAGCGTGGTACCTATTGGCGTAAATGTGCGTCTTGCGTATACCACCATAGCTAATATAATGATCCGTGGAGCAGTTCCACACTAAAGGAGTTAGCATGAACGATCAGCAGCCGCAAACCGTGACCATTGATGATAAGACCTATCCTCTTGAGGATTTGTCTAATGAAGTCAAAGAGTTACTGTCACTGCATGCTCAAGCTCAGGATATGATGATCAACGCTCGCCGGCAGGCCGTGATTCACGAGCTTTCGGTGAATAATCTGGTCGGCATGATCAAGAGCAAGGTGGGATCGGATGAATCAGATGACCAACCCCAAGCACCCCTTGAAGGCCATGTCATCCAGTAGCTACCCATCAGATGACTCCCGTTATTGGGAGGCCATCAACCGCCTAACCGCTCATGAAGCCATGTGCGAAGAGCGCTCTAAAACGATTTTTAATCGCTTAGAGCGCATTGACGGTCGCTTAGACACGATGTCCCGACATATGTTTATGATCGGGTTTACCATCATATGTAGCATGGCCGGGCTGATTGTCACCTTGCTACTAAAGTGAGGTACCAATGGCCTACTTCAAGCGGACCCGTTTCAACGGCATTGCCCCCGGTGTCGCCCCCCGCCTCCTAGCTGACGACTTTGCTCAGACCGCTGTAAACATCGATTTTGAATCAGGGCGTCTTGCCCCTACCACCGATGATGTGGACGAGTTTACGCTGCAGAGCGGCGCTGTCCGGAGCATCTATTACTACCGCGATACGAACTGGTTGGAGTGGGACGACGAAGACGTAAAAGCTGTAGCAGGACCGATTCCCGACGACACCAACGATCGTTTGTATTGGACGGGGCAGGACTACCCGCGCATGGGTACGGTTACGTCCATGATCGCCGGCGCTAGCGGGTACCCTGCTGTCTCCTACCGCTTAGGAGTCCCGGCTCCGGCCAATGCACCATCTATCACGAAGTCTGGCACGGCAGACGATACGCAGACTCCCGATGATGTGTCCTATGTGTACACATTCGTAACGGCTTTTGGGGAGGAAGGCCCCCCTAGCCCCGCTTGTACGGCGGTGGAACGCACGGATACGGAGACGGTGACTGTCAGCATGCCGTCTGGGGACCATCCGTCCGGCAACTACAACTTTGGAACCGGCGCGCTCAAGCGGATTTACCGGTCAAATACCGGTTCGACTAACACTACGTTCCAGTTCCTGGCAGAGGTGGCGTTCACGACCACTTCTTACGACGACACCACGCCTTCCGCGGGCCTCGGAGAAGTGCTGCCGAGCGAATCGTGGATTGGTCCGCCGGATGACAACGCTTCTTTGTACCCGGACGGCCCCATGAAGGGCCTGACCGCCGTAGCTAACGGTGTGTTTGCGGGGTTCTCGGGTAACCGGTTCTGCCTCAGCGAGCCGTTCCTGCCCCATGCTTGGCCAATCGATTACCGGATTACTTTGGAAGAAGACATCGTCGCTATCGGCGGCGTCAGCAACGGCGTTGTGGCCCTCACCGATGGTCGGCCGTACTTCATTACTGGCACCGACCCAAGCGCCATGACCGCTGTGCAGATGGATATTGCTCAGGCCTGCGTTAACGCTCGCAGCGTAGTCGACATGGGCAGCTATCTGCTCTACGCAGGGCCAGACGGACTGGTAGCTGTAACCGGTGGGCAGGGAGAAGTGGTTACGCAGGGGCTGATCTCTGCTAAGCAGTGGAACGCTGACTTTAATCCGACCGGCTATAGAGCCTTCCGCTATGAAAATACTTACGTTGCTTTTTGGACTAGTGGTTCTGATCACCTTGGCTTTGTCTATGACCCTCGTGGGGCTGAAACTGCTATTTCTCGCCTCACCACGGCAGGACAAGTCAACGGCGGTCACTCAAACCCCAAGGACGGTAAGCTGTATCTGGTGGTTGCGGACAAAATCAAAGAGTACCGAGGCAGCACCACAAATCGAACGATGACTTGGAAATCTAAGAAGTACGTTACTCCGAAGCCCGTCAGCATGGGCTGGGTGTCCGTACACGCTCAGGCTTACCCCGTTACGGTGAAGGTTTGGGGCGACGGAACGCTCATTGCGCACTACAGCCTGTCGTATACGGCAAACGTATATACGCAGACTGTAACAGTACCGTCTGGCGCTTCTACTGGAACGCTACGGGAACCGATCATGCGGCTACCCCCCGTTGTCGCCCAGGAATGGGAGGTTGAGGTCTCTGGAGCTGTGGAGATCGACGAGGTCTGCCTTGCCCAGAGCATGGAGGAGATTGCGGCCACATGACAAACACGGCGCGTACGACGAATCCGACCACTGTCCCCGGTATACCTAAACCACCGTCGGATGTTTCCCCCGCCCTGCGTGCTTACCTTGAGAGCATTTCTGAGGCGCTGGAGATTCGTCTTGGTCGCCGCGGAGACCCGAGGGACCGGGCGATTACGCTTCGTGAGCTGATTAGCTCTGGGCTAGCAGAAGAACTACGTACTCGTCCCTACAACCCTAATCGCCCAAATGACCTCGATTTCCTGAGCCCAGACGCTGACCTGTCTGTACCGCCGCGCCCGACGAACTTCACGGCGACTGGCGGCTACGCGCTGATTCAGCTGTACTGGGACTACCCGCGCTACGGTAACCACAGCCAAACAGAAATTTGGCGGCACGACAGTGACGTTATCGGCGACGCGCAGCTTATTGGCGTGTCCTCTGGCCTAGCGTATGTAGACGCCACGGGCGAAAGTCAAAGCTACTATTATTGGATTCGCCACGTTTCGACTTCTGGCGTGCCCGGGCCTTTTAATGATTCCGCTGGCACGCTAGCTGAAACCGCTCCAAACGTAGACCTGCTTCTCGATGAGCTAACGGGGGCGATTAGCGCGAGCGAACTAACGGCTGCGCTTTCTACGCGCATCGATCTTATCGACGCTGCTGATACTGTTACTGGGTCAGTGAACTACCGCATCGCCCAAGAAGCAGCAGCACGGGCGACGGCTATCTCAACTGAAGCAGCGGCTCGGGCAGCTGCCGACACAGCTGAAGCAACGGCGCGCGCGACGGCTATCACCAATGAAGCAACAACGCGTGCCGCCGCGATTACTGCCGAAGCGACGGCTAGAGCTGCGGCGATTAGCAGTGCTACTGCCAGTTTGCAGGCTCAAATTGATGACCTGAACGCCATCGACGCCTGGGATAGCGCTACTAGCTACGCGATTGATGACCTTGTTACCCACAACAACAAGCTGTGGAAGGCTCTTGCGGCTAACAGCAACTCTGAGCCGACTACGTCAAACAGTAACTGGGAGCTGATCGGCGACTACACCAGCCTTGGTGACGCGGTAGGCAACAACACTTCTGACATCCAGCAGATCAACTACGTTAACTCAAGCAGTACATCTGCGGCCGCTCAGGCTATTGCAGCACTTGAGGTAACCGTAGACGATGCGTCTACCGGCGTCGTAGCTACTTCTAACGCTCTAAGCGCTTTGACCACGCGGGTCACGACCGCCGAAGGCAGCATTACCACTAACGCCTCTGACATTACGGCGCTTGAGACCACCGTTAATGATGCCTCAACCGGGGTAGCCGCTACCGCTACCGCTGTTAGCGGTTTAGACACGCGGCTTACGTCCGCCGAAGGATCAATTACATCCAATGCATCGGATATTACCGCGCTTGAGAACACGGTAAACGACGCGTCTACGGGGGTAGCTGCTACGGCTACCGCTTTGTCGGCGCTCGATACCCGGGTCACGACTGCAGAAGGCTCAATTACCACTAACGCCTCTGACATCACGGCGCTTGAGAACTCAGTTAACGACCCGACCACGGGGCTAGCGGCTACGGTAACGGCGGTATCCGGATTGGATACCCGTGTTACGGCTGCTGAAGGGTCAATTACGACCAACGCCTCCGATATCACGGCCCTTGAGAACACCGTTAACGATCCGACCACAGGTGTTGCGGCCACGGCCACGGCGGTTTCGTCGCTGGACACGCGGGTAACAACGGCAGAAGGGTCGATTACTACTAACGCGTCGGATATCACGGCCCTTGAGAACACCGTTAACGACCCGTCCACAGGGTTGGCGGCTACGGTAACGGCTGTTAGTGGGCTCGATACACGGCTAACGTCTGCTGAAGGCTCGATCACGAGCAACGCATCAGATATCACAGCTCTAGAAAACACGGTCAACGATCCGTCAACAGGCGTAGCCGCTACGGCTAGCGGTCTGTCGTCTTTGACTACCCGGGTGACCACGGCTGAAGGGACGATTAGCACCAACTCGTCCGACATCACTGCTTTAGAAAACACGGTGAACAACCCAACAACGGGTGTAGCGGCTACGGCCACCGCTGTTTCCGGGCTGGATACCCGTCTGACGTCCGCAGAGGGATCGATTAGCACTAATGCGTCTGATATTACGGCGCTGGAAAATACTGTTAACGACCCAACGACGGGCGTAGCCGCTACCGCATCGGGACTTTCTACTCTTACTACGGCGGTACAGAGCAACGACAGCGATATTTCATCTCTGTCGGCTAGCGTTACGTCCTTAACTAGCGGTCTAGCTACGGCGAACACGAATATATCTACTAACGCTGCCGCTGTTAGTGCGTTAGATACTCGTGTTACTTCCGCTGAAGGCAGCATTACTTCTAACGCTAGTAATATAACCAGCCTTCAATCGGGGTTAGCAGCAGCTAATACTGATATTAGTACGACTTCAACGGCCTTAAGTGCGCTGACTACGCGTGTTACTACGGCCGAAAATACTATAGCCGTAAACGCCAGCGACATTGTTTCGCTTGAAAATACTGTTAACGACCCGAGCACAGGCGTCGCGGCTAACAGCGCGGCTATCACTAACCTGTCAACTACAGTTAGCAGCCAGGGCACGAGTATTACTGCTAATAGCAGCGATATAACTGCCCTGGAAAACACGGTAAATGACGCGACCACCGGTGTTGCTGCAACGGCGTCAGCGCTCAGTACTCTGTCGTCCACGGTTAGTTCTCAAGGAACAACGCTTAGTGCTGCTGTGTCTGATATCAGCACTCTTAATACGACCGTTGGAAATAACTCTGCATCTATTCAAACGCAGGCAACGTCAATTAACGGCCTTGAAGCTAAGTACGTAGTTAAGATTGATAATAACGGCGCAGTAGCTGGCTATGGTTTGGCATCTACGGCAAACGACTCGGGGCAACTAACTAGCGAATTTATCGTCAACGCCGATCGTTTTGCGCTGCTTAAAACGTCAACGGATACCGGGACGCCTTCTGTTCCGTTTATTGTGCAGACTACTGCACAGACTGTTAACGGCGTATCAGCACCTGCCGGCGTATATATCACTGATGCGTTTATTCGTAACGGCGCCATTGCTAACGCAAAGATTGGCCAAGCAGCGATTGATAACGGCAAGATTGCCGACGCAAGTATTACCACTGCCAAGATTCAAGACGCGCAGATTACGGCAGCAAAGATTCAAGATGCGCAGATTACGAACGCTAAGATTCAAGACGCTGCCGTTACCAACGCCAAAATTTTAGACGCTACGATTACCGGTGCTAAGATTGGTAACGCGCAGATTGACACGCTGCAGCTTGCTGGCGAGTCGGTTATCGTACCCGTGGCCGATACTTATAGCGGGTACATCGCTTCATCCTGGCCAACGGTGCGTACCTACCTAAACGGCCTGCCTAATCCTCAGATCACCCTGACTTTAGCTACTGAAGTGCTCGTGCTCTGGGGTGTGCGGTTCCTCGGGCAATCTAGCGGCGCGGGCGATATGCTGATCCGCATCAAAGAAGACACCACTACTATTTTCCAAATGGGTGGGACGCCTCGTGCTCTTAGCACGGGCGGCTTTATGGGCGGCGCTATCCGGCGTTCTAAGGCAGCCGGTACTTATACGTATTACATGGAGTGGAGCGCGTATAACTCGCCGCTCTACGAGGCGTACATCATCCTACTCGGTATACAGCGATGATATATCTCAAGTACGACCTGGCTACAGGACATGCGCTCGGGCTGCGTAAACAATCCAGTAAAGACTCGCCTCCGGTGTCTGATGAGATCGGTTTTTTACCGATTGACGAAGAACTATACCCGCCGGACTGGACCGTAGACCTTGGCACGCTGTCCCTTATTCCACGAGAAACGGACCCTGAAGCTGCGAACGAGCAGAATATGGCTGAGCTGCGCGTGCTTCGTGATGCAAAGCTTGCGGCTTGTGATTGGCGAGTCGTGGCTGACTCTCCGTTGTCCGAGGCCCAACGTTCAGAGTGGGTGGCTTACCGGCAGGCGCTTCGTGATCTGCCATCAACGATTCAAGGTCCGTTGTTAAGCTTAGAGGATGTAGTTTGGCCAAGTGAACCCAGTTGAGGAGGACTACATGAACCGCGTCGAGTGGGAGGAAACTGGGGAAGACGAGGACGGCATGGTTGGGATCACTCTAGCGCTTGTCTCAAACGACAAGGTGCAGCTAGCCCGT